GGTATCAGCAGGAAGCCACCTTCGATGTGTGGATGATCCTCAACGAGATGGGGGAAATCGATGATGTTCGGGGGCAGGTTGTCGACCTGGCAGAAACCCTTATGTATGACCTGGAAGTCATTGCCCTGGAAGATGGAACAAAGGTGCGAGGGAGTGACCTGCACTATCGCATCACCGATGGGGTGTTGCACGTATTCGTGACCTATGCCCCGTTTACCCGGAGGATTAGACAGGCTGGCGAGGTTATGAAACACCTTGATGTATCTGGCAAGACGAAAGGATGAACGAAATGGACGAAGAAAAAACGGAAGCGACTGCAACCGTTGCTGAAAAGAAAATGGATGCACAGACCATCCTGGCATCCAAGAAATATGCACCGCACGTGAATTTGCTGTGGGCGATCCTGGATGATGGTGTGATGTACACCGAAAGCCAGGTGGATCAGATGATCCAGGAAGCCCAGGCCCATGTGGTGACCAAAGATATTAACGAATAAGGAGGAATGACGAATGGCACTTGGTGGTGGTACGTGGCTTTTTCAGAACAAGGTTCTGCCTGGCACGTACATTAATTTCGTTTCCAAAGTCAGGGCAAGCGCTGAAATTGCAGACCGGGGCTTTGGGACTATGGCTCTCGAACTTGACTGGGGACCCAGTGACCAGATCTTCCGTGTGGAAGCTGACGAGTTTCAGACGGAATGCCAGAAGATTTTCGGCTATGACTACGGAAATGACAAGCTGGCAGGACTGCGAGATCTGTTTCTCAATCTGAAAACCGGTTATTTCTACCGGCTGAACGGCGGCGGTGTTAAAGCGACCTGTACTCTGGGGACTGCGAAATATGCCGGTACTCGTGGCAATGATATTTCCATCGGCGTGCAGGATGATCCGGATACGGACGGAAACAAGGTCGTTTATACCTATCTGACCACTGACGGGATCCTGAAAACTGTGGACAAGCAGAGCGTTAAAACGTCTGCGGACCTGGTGGACAACGATTACGTGGTGTTCAAAAAGGATGGGGCACTGACCGTTGCGGCAGCAGTCAAGATGGCCGGTGGCACTAACGGCGAAACCGTGACCACGGCGGATTACCAGAAGTACCTGGATCTGATCGAGCCGTATTACTTCAACGTCATGGGCTATGCCGGGAGCGATACCAAGATTCAATCCCTTCTGCTGGCGTTTGCAAAGCGGCTTCGGGACGATGAAGGGAATAAATTCCAGGTCGTACTTTTCGGGGCTGACAAGCCGAACTACGAAGGTGTGATCAACATCAACAAGACCAATGAGGTGACCGATTCCGGGAAAGAAAAGGGTTCCCTGGCCTACTGGGTGACCGGTGCGGAAGCGTCCTGCGCTATTAATGCCGATCTGACCAACGCTATCTACAATGGTGAATTCACTGTCAAAACCCAGCTGAAGCAGTACGAACTGAAACAGGCTATCAACGATGGTCTGCTGACCTTCCACGTTGTGACTGATCCTGTTGATGGGGATGTGACCGGGGACGTACGGGTGCTGGAAGACATCAACTCTTTCACCGAATTCACCAAAACGAAGAACAGTGACTTTGCACTGAACCAGGTCATCCGGGTTCTGGACAACACTGCGATTGACCTGGCCCATGCGTTCAATAAGGTGTATCTGGGGAAAGCCCAGAACAATGATGATGGCCGGGACGCACTGTGGGCCGATGGGTGCTATATCTTGGAACAGTACCAGAAAGTCGGGGCCATTACCGGGTTTGTGGAAAGCGACCTGGCGAAACCCGTGCAGGGGGACGACAAATCCTCTGTAGTGTGGACGTTCCAGGAACAGCCGGTGGTCAGCATGAAGAAGCTGTACGCCACCGTTGTAGTGGCATAAGGGGGTGAAATGATGCCGGATGCAATTAAAACCATGCTGGCCAAGGACGTAATTAACGCCAAGCTGGCCACGGCTTATATCACCGTGAACGGTAAAAGATACCTGCTGTTTCAAGCCAAGAAGCTGGAAGCAACCATCGAAAAGGAAAAGAAAGAAGTGTCTATCCTGGGCCGGGTGCAGAAAGGCAACAAGGCTTATTCTGCCAAGGGTTCTGGTACTCTGGAAATCTACAAGAACACCAACCTGTTCGACGAGATGATCCAGAACTTCGTGGACAATGGCGTGGATACCTACTTTGATATGCAGGTTATCAACGAGGACCCGACTTCCGATGCCGGGAGAAGAAGCATCGTGCTCCAGAACTGCAATATTGATTCTGGAACGATTGCCAATTTTGACGTGGATGGCGATTGGCTGTCCGACTCTATCAAGTTCACGTTCGAGGGCTTCCGGATCGCCCAGAAGTTCAACGAACTGGACGGCATGAACGCTTGATTAAAGGGCAGGGGAAACCCTGCCTTTTCCTTTATAGATTTTTCCGAGGAGGAATAAAAAATGGCTAACGAAAAAAATATGCGTGCATTCTACCGGGATGCCGTAGAAGAAAATAAATCTGTGTTTTTCCCTGCATCCAAGAGAATCAAGGACGAAGAAGGCAACCCTGTCATGTGGGAACTGCGTGTACTGGGGTACGACGAAATCAAGTCAATCACTAAACGTAATACCAAGAACGTCCCCAACAAGGTTACCGGGGCCGCTGAAAAAAGAACCAATGCGGAAGAGGCCGCCATGGAAATGACGCTGGCATCCATCGTGTTCCCGGATTTGAACGATGCTGATCTGCAGGATTCCTGGGGTGTGGTCGGTGCCGAAGCCCTGCTGAAAGCTATGCTCACCCCTGGCGAAATCGTTGATCTGGAAAACGCTGTCCAGTCTGCGGCCGGTTACAGCACGGAAATGGATGATAAGATTTCTGCGGTAAAAAACTCTTAAAGGGCAATGACGTGGACGCTAATGTACTGTATTTGATGTTCATCAAACTGCACATTCTTCCCCATGTCTTTTACGAATTGCCCGTGTGGGAACAAGCAGTGATCTATGCGTTCGTTGACGTGTATCTTCAAAACAAGAAAGCTGAAATGCAAAAGCTGAAAAGCAAGTAGGGAGAAAGGAGGGAAAAATGGCCAAAATTACAGACACTATCGAACTCATTGACGGGGTTTCCCCTACGTTCGCAAGAATTGCAAGTGCGGCTGAAAACTATGCCAACAGGATGCAGAGCGTGGGGAAGGCAACCCAATCTGCATCTGATTCCGCCGACTATGCGGTGGGGAGATTTTCCGCTTTGAAGAATGTTTTCGCCGGAAGTTTCCTGGCCAACATGGCCACTGGTGCCCTGGATATGGTCAAGAACCAGATCATGGGAGTTGTGGAACTGGCAGACCATGTAGCCGGGACGAATGCGAGATTACAGATGATCTCCGGGAGCCAGGAAAACGTGGTTGCGCTGAACAACATGATTTTCGAATCCGCACAGAAAGCCCGTGGGGAGTACATGACGATGGCCGACACTGTTGCCAGCCTGTCTGTCAATGCCAGGGACGCCTTCCCTGATCCCCGTGAAACCATTGGCTTCGTGGAAGGTCTGCAAAAGCTGTTCGTAATCGGTGGGGCATCTGCCGAGAACCAGAAGTTTGCCCTGCTTCAGCTACAGCAAGCCCTGGCATCTGGACGGCTGCAAGGTGACGAATTCAGATCCATTACGGAAAACGCCCCTATCTTGCAGGATATGATCGCCAAGACTATGGGAATTACCCGGGGCGAACTGAAGGAGCTTTCCACCCAGGGTGCAATTACCGCCGACATCATCAAAAAGGCGGTGCTGGACAATGCGGACGAAATCGAAGAGAGGTTCGGGAGGATGCCGAAGACCTGGGCGGACCACATGACCGAAATCAAGAACACGGCTATGAGGGCGTTCGGGCCTGTGATTTCTTATCTGTCCAGGATTGCCAACAGCCCTGCAATCAAGACGGCGGTGGGTGGCATCAAACAGGCCATTACGAGCGTGGCCCCGGTGGTCTATTACGTTGTGGATTTGATCAACAGGGGAATTAATATGGCCGTAGGTGCCTTTTCTGCGGCTTCCAGATTTATCCAACAGCACTCTTTTGCAGTCCGTGCCGGGTTGATCCTGGCGGCTACTGCCCTGGGGGTTTTTGCGGCCCAGGCGCTGTGGGCGGCTTCCGGTTCCATTGCGGCTGCTGTTGCCGCAGGGATGCACGCCGCCGCAAGCGTAGCTGATACCGTGGCCATCTTCATGATGACAGCGGCCACCGAGGGACTGACAGCCGCTTTCATGGGGTTAAACGCCACCATGTTCGCCAGCCCCCTGTTCATCATTCCGGCTGTGATCGTGCTGATAGTCGGGGCACTGTATCTGGGTGTTGCGGCCTTCAACCATTTCGCAGGGACGTCTATTTCTGCGACTGGAATTGTGGTGGGTGCTTTTTCCTGGGCGTTCGCCATCATTCGTAATATCCTGGTGTTTTTCCTGAACATGGCTATTGCGGTAGCAAACTTCTTCGCCAGCGTGTGGAACAATCCCCTGGATGCCATTTACAACCTGTTTGCGGACATTTGGAACGGCATCGTTGGACTGGTTGCCGCCGCTATTAACAACATCATCGACATGATCAATAAAATCCCAGGCATCGACAAGGTGAAGGCTGGGGGCTTTGGTCATGTTGACTGGACCGTGCAAACAAGGGAGATTGCCGGGAGGATTGCCAACCCGGTTGAGTATAGCGATCTGACGAGTGCGGCCCAGTGGGGATATGAGCAAGGTGCAAGCATCGGTCAGATTTCCGTGCCGCAAGTTGGCACCCCTGCTTTCGACCCGTCCAAGCTGGAAAACCAGGCCGGGAACATTGCTGGGAACACCGGGAAAGGGGCCGATGCGGCAAAACGTACTGCTGATGCCCTGGACAGTGCCCATGAGGATTTAAGATACCTGCGGGAAATCGCCGAACGAGAAGCAATCAACAAGTACACCACAGCCTCCGTGACCATCGAGATGGGCGGTATGACCAACAATATCAGCAACGAAATGGATATTGATGGGGTGGTGGATGTGCTGAGCCAGGGACTGCTACAGAGCATGGCCGCAGGGGCAAGGAAGGTGCACGCATGAGCTATTACTTTTATCTGGGCATGGTGCAGTTGCCCGTGCCCCCGGCCAGGATGGAACTGAAAATCAAAGGGAAGAACCGGGTTATCAATCTGATCAACGAGGGCGAGGCCAGTCTTATAAAAAGCCCTGGCCTTTCTGAGATTGAGTTCGAGGCCCGACTTCCCAACAACCGCTACCCGTGGGCTGAGTACGACACAAGCCTTTTGGGTGGGCTGGCCAACTCTTTGATTTCCGGAGCCACCGGGATAGACAACTTCTTCGGCTACAAGAAGGCTGAGTATTTCCTCAACCAATTCGAGACGCTGAAAACGTCCAAGGAACCTTTCCAATTCATCGTCTGCCGGATGCTGGGGTTCAACGTCTTGTTCAGTACAAATATGACAGTCACCCTGGAAGACTACAGTATCGTCGAAGATGCTGACAGCGAGGGTACTGATGTAGTCGTACCGCTGAAGCTGAAAGAATACCGCTATTTCGGGACCAAGACGGCCAAGATAGAGAAGGACAAGGATGGGAATGAAAAACTGGTTGTGCAGGATAACAGGCCCACGGTTGGAAAGAATATCCCGTCCCTGGCCAAGATTTCCAAGAATGTGACCTGCTATGAAGCCGTGAAGATGCTGACCGGTGGGAAAGTCAACTGGCGGTCTGTGCTGACCAGTAACCTGGTGACAAATCCGCTCCAATCCATGGCAGGGAAGGTGCTGAAGCTATGACGGAAGCAGCGCAACAGCCCAACACAAACAGCGTGGTCAACTACTCCGGAGGGAACACCGAGGGGCTGACCATGGTCGTACACGTGAAAAAGACGGACGAATACTTTGTTCCGGCTGTCCTGGATGATGTTCGGCTGGAACTTCATCGAAAGGGTGCCCCTGGAAAAATGACCTTCAAAGTCGTTCGGGATGAAGTCTTGAAAATGGGATACGGTGACACCATCGATGTGACGTGGAAAGGGAAACAGTTCTTCCACGGTTTCATCTTCGAAAAGAAGAAAACCAAGAATGATCTGTGGAGCGTCACCGCCTATGATCAAATGCGCTACCTGCTGAATAAAGACACTTTCCAATACGTGGGCCGGACTGCTACCCAAGTGATCCGGGAACTGGCAGAGGATTTCGAATTGAAAGTAGGCGAACTGGACGATACCGGCTATGTAATCCCGAAGCACAGGGACCCGGATACAACCATCCTGGATATGTGCCAGACGGCAATAGATATGACGCTGATGCAGACGGGAAAAATGTATGTGATCTATGACGACTGCGGAAAGCTGACGCTGAAAGAGATTTCCAAGCTCAAAACGGATCTTTATTTCGATGGGGAAACCGCCGGGGACTATGATTACACCGGAACAATCGACAAAGAAACGGCCAACTTGATCAAGCTCGATCTGGACAGCGGAAAGGATGGCCACCAGGTCATCTATGCCCCTGCCAGTAATGCCGACTATCAGCAATCGCCTACCCGGAAACAGTGGGGTGTCCTGCAATACTATGAAAGTCTGAACCCGTCTGGCATGACCATTGCGCCCCAGGCCCTGGCCAACAAACTGCTGGAAATGAAGAACCACGTCCGGCGCACCTTCAAGCTGAAAGACCAGGCTGGAGATTTGAGCATCAGAGGCGGCTCCATGGCCTGGCTGAACGTGAACATCGGCGAGGACGACATGGAAGAAAAGAAAGAGGGGCAGGCGTATCAAGTGATCGTGGACAATGTGACGCACAAGTTTACGAACAACTGCCATCTCATGGATATGGATTTAATCGGGAGCTTCCTCAATGGGGGTTCCTCTGATTCGTCTGGCAGTTCTTCCGGTTCCTCTGCTGATTCTTCTTCCGGATCTGGTTCAGTGTTTGGCTCCGGAAGTGACTTCGGTACTGGATACTCTTCCGGTGCGAGCCGCACAAACCAGGTGCATGAAGGGCTCACCCAGGGTGCAGATTCATGGGTGGGGGCGACCATGGAAAACGGGACAGAAGGATGTGCCGAAGCCGTTGGCAAGGTCGGGAGCTACTACAGCCCATTCCTGGCGCAGGAATCCCAGGCCGGTGTGGTCAACTGCGACGATTTGGTCCGTGATGCAGGAAACAACGTAATTCCGTTCAACGCCAACCAGCTTGAAGAAGGGGACGTAATCGTCTACGACAACAACGACCATGTAGTTATCTACGATGGCAATGGTGGTTACGTTGGTAACTCTTCCAGCCGGGATATGGTGGTCAACGGTAGCAACTACTGGGATATGGACGGGATGCAACCGACTAAAATCATCAAGACGTCCCGTTTTTAGAGGTGATTAAATGAATTCGAAACTCTATCAAGTCATGCAGGAGATGATCGCCCAGAACGTGGGAGACATGAAGCCGTGTGACTATATCCTGGGGACCGTTGAAAGCGTTTCCCCATTATCTGTGAGAATCAGCAGTAAAGACGTGATTACCTCTGACTTCCTCATCCTCACCGATATGGTGAGGGATTACCAGGTGGACATCAGCGTCAACCACAAGACTGAAAATGCGGCAGGGGGAAGTGGTGAAGCCCAGTACGCTTCCCACAATCATGCCTACGTAGGGCGAAAGACTATCACCGTACACAACGGGCTGAGCGTGGGGGAAGTCGTGATACTGCTCCGGCAGGCCGGGGCACAACAATATCTGGTGGTATCCAGATATGGGATGCACGCCAACATCAGTGGGCAATGGGGGTGAGTGAATGAGCCTTTTACCTGTGGACCCGGCCCGGCCTGTTGGGGCTGTGGCCATCAAGACGACTGAGGTATACCCGAACAAGACGTATCGGATGATGATCGCATCAGCGGAACAGTCACAGGGAACCTGGAAGCCATTGAACAGGCAGTGTACAAAGTGCTGAACACCGAGCGGTATCAGTACATCATCTACAGTTGGAATTATGGGGTGGAGCTGGCCGACCTTTTCGGCAAGCCCATCCCTTTTGTGTTGCCGGAAATCCCAAGAAGAATCAAGGAAGCACTGACCCAGGACGACCGCATCACCGATGTGACCAATTTCGACCTTAGCTATGACAAAGGCGGAAGCGTCCTGGCAAAGTTCACCGTGATTACCATCTACGGAAATCTGCAAGCCCAGAAAGAGGTGAGAATCGCCAATGTATGAGGGACAAACTGAGGACGTAATCGAAAAACGGATGCTTTCGGTCATGTCCAAAGAGATTGATAAACGAGAAGGCTCCATCGCCTTTGACGCCACGAAACCGGCAGCCATTGAATTCATGCTCATGTATGCGGCCCTGGACTACTTCATGACGAACACGTTCGGAGATACTGCCGACCGTGAACATCTGATTGAGAGAGCAAAAGAACGGGGCCTGGAACCTTACGAAGCGACTTATGCTTATGTGACCATTGAGGCCACACCGGCCACGGTTGTACTCCCCATTGGGAGCCGTTATTCCGTGGACGAGCTAAACTACGTCGTCACCAAAAGGCTGACTGCCGGGGGCAATCAGTATATGGCCCAATGCGAAAAATCCGGTACTGAAGGAAACAAAGTCAGCGGCAGGGCAATCCCAATTGACTATGTGGCTGGACTACAGTCCGCCAAAATCGTGAATGTTATCGTCCCTGGGGAAGATGAAGAAGAAACAGAAGCCTTTCGAAAAAGGTATCTGGAAAGCTTCCAAACCCAAGCCTACGGTGGGAACATCGCCGATTATCAAGAGAAGGTGAACGCCATCAAAGGGGTTGGTGGTGTGAAGGTCTACCCTGTATGGGACGGTGGAGGAACGGTGAAAGTTGTGTTTATGACAAGCGAGTATAAGCCACCGGAAACCGAGTTCGTGAGCGAGGTACAGGAGGCCCTGGATCCGGTCCCATATCACCAGCAGGGTGTTGGCATTGCCCCTATCGGGCATCGTGTGACCGTTGAAGCCGCCGCCCAGAGTGCAGTCAACATCGGACTGAACATAAAATTTCTGGGGACGGATAGTTTTTCCACTTGCCTTGCTGATATTACAGCAACCATTCAGGCTTATTTCAACGAGCTGAATAAGGGCTGGCAGGATACCGAAGTGGTGACTACAAGCCGGTACGAGAACCGAGGCATCGTAATCCGTATCAGTCAAATTGAAAGCCGACTTCTGGCCCGTCCGTATGTGGCCGACATCAGTCACACTACACTGAACGGAACCGAGGAAAACGTGGAACTGGCAAACAATGCCCTGGCCACTATCGGCAAAATCACTGATGTTTCTGGGGGTGCATGATGAAGAAAATAACCCGTAATGTACGACTGGAAAGATACACCCCCTGGGTGCTGAAAAACGCCAAGGAAATCCTGGCAATCTGCCAGGCTGAAAACCAGGAATTCAACACTTTGTATGGCCAGATCTGGCGATGGTTCGCCAACACCTTCATCTTCAACACCGACATTGCCGGGGTTGAGAGATGGGAAAAGATGCTGGGCATTTATCCCCCGGAAGGGGCGTCCATCTTTGACCGCCGAGCCGCCATCTTTTTAATGGTCAACGGAACCACGCCATATACCGAGAAATCCTTCGAGGTGCTGACGGATGGCATGTATCACAAGGGAGCCGTTACCCTGGGCGTTCACCCGAACAGCTACACCGTTGTGCTGAACCTGGCCGATGATATGACCGAAAGAATCAACGAGATTCGGAGATATGCCCGTCTTATCATCCCGGCTAATATGACCATACAGGCGGCCCGTACCGTGCCCGTTTACAGCCCCATCTACGCCGGAGCTGTCGTCCGAAAACACTGCAAGTCGGAAGTCGGGAGGCTGGCCGGGGATAAGGTCGAGAGAAAGTCGGTTAGCTTCAACGTAGCCAGGGGAATCCACGAAGTCAACAAGGATGGAAATATTGAAATCACGCTGAACGGGTTGAAACCGTCCCCCGTTATGGTCAGGAAATGGCAAGAGGTAAGTCCATCCCCGACTGCTCAAATCGGTGACTTTGACGCCCTGTTTTATGTAGATGCAGACGGCAACATCCGGCAAAAAGTCGGTGCCCCCGCCACCTTCACCCGTGCTTCCACTGCTGTCCTGGGGGGGCGGACATATCAAGTCAATGAGCCACGGTTCATGGACAACGGACTGCTTTTTGAACCGACCACCACCAATCTGGCGGCGAGTGTGCTTGATGTGACGAATGAATCACTAAAAGGGTGGTATACACAGAATAGTACGGGATTGCTGGAAATCTCTTCTTCCAAAACGTACAACCATTCGAGCGCAATCCATATCACATCAAATAATGGCGGAAGAGATTATTTCCAGAAATATATAGGAATAGGAAAAACGGTAACGTTTTCATTCATGGCCTATGTCGTTTCCGGAAGCTGCTATGCAACCATCGAGGAAGAAAGCAATGAACAAGGCTATCCTTTTACAAAATCGAAGGTTTTAACTGAAAGTGGAATTTGGAGAAAAGTAGTCGTAACAAGGAAATTCACCTCAGATACAAATATCTGTTACTTCGTTTATGTACCAGCTGGCTCCGAAGTCTACATCGACGACATCCAGCTGGAATCCCGTCCCTACGCCACCAGTTTCACCCCGACCTCCCGTGATGCCGCAGACCGTCTGACCATTGCGGAATGGGTGGTCAACAAGACAAAGTGGACGTGCGAGTTTGATTTGACGTACAACGACAAGATGGTGGCGTGGGAAATGCCCATGCTCTTCGGAATGCCAGGATGGACGCCCAAAGCCTATGATCAAAGAATGTGGCGAATGGAAAGCAATGGATCCAATGCCATTTATATCAAGGAAGGCGCCACTGCTTCGAATTACAAGAACGATTTTTCTGTGAAAGTACCAAACCGTATTTCTCTTACATGGGATAAGGGAAAAATCGAGTTTTACTGTGGCGGTGAAAAGATTTCTTCTTTTACGGAAACCAGCGGTGAAAAGGTCCTGCAAACCCTGCTAATGGGAGACTGTATCGCCAACCCATTCAACGGCTGTATCCGAAACTTCCGCTTTTCCAGCACCGTCCACACGGCAGAAAAGATAGCCGCCGACAGCAAGCTGGACGCACTGCCGGTCGAGGACGATACCGTGCTGTACATGCCCCTCAAGGAGGATTTGAGCATGTACGGCAAAGCTGTGCAATAAGAAAGGAGTGAATCAATGAGCGAATTTAGCAACGTGAAAATCGGGGAAGCCGGGATGCACCTCATCGAGCTGTCCGCATCCATGAGCAAGCCCCTGGTTTTCACAAAATGCGAAATCGGGGATGGGATTTCTGACGGGAATACCCGGACGGAACTCATCTCTAAAAAAATGACTGCCCCAATCACAAGGGTTGCTGAGGTAGTCAACGCTGATGTGTCTGAGGCCCGGAACGTACTGTATTTTGCATACTCCAATGACGGAATCGCAGAAGGAGCGGGTTTCAGTGCCACGGAAATCGGGATTTATGCCCGTGTGGCAAGTGATTCCTACACCGACTCCGGGTGGGGCGGATACAAAGGGGAAGAAACGTTCTACGGATATGCCTATGCTGTAGATGCCGCCCATGGGGAGTGGATTCCCGATAAGACGTACAAGATGGATGTGCAGGAGTTCGCCATTTATACGTCCGTAGGCAATGCGTCATCTGTCGGGGTGGAAATCAATAGTGACGTATACGCTCGTGAAGAAGATTTCGAATACCATCTCACCGACCCAGAAGCCCACAGCGATTTCACGGGGTGTTCTGATGCATCCTCCGGGGTGCGGGGATTCGTCCCTGCCCCTGCGGCAGGAGACGGGAAAAAGTTCCTGTCGGCTACCGGCGGATGGGAAAAGGCCGGACACAGCCCGTTGGAGCTGTATGATTTGATTTATCCTGTCGGCATTGTCGTGGAGTTTGAAAACAGCACGGACCCGAACACTGTATTCCCTGGCACTACCTGGATTGTAACGCAGAAAGGCCAGGTTGCCGTGGGGGCCGGGGACTACTGGGAAAATGGGACGAAATACACGTACACCCTGGGAGATACCGGGGGCGAAGTGAAGCACCTAATCACTGTCGATGAAATGCCTGGCCATACTCATAGTGCTTCGGTATCCACCAACGGAAATCATTATCATGGCTGTTTCGGCGATAACGAGAAGAACCCGTATGGCATTTACGATAGTGCCACTACTCATGCAGGTTCGTCTGGGGCCGACTGGAACAACCCAACCGGCAGAACATCCACGGACGGCAACCATTCCCATACTGTGACTATCAGTTCCACCGGGGGAAACCAGTACCACGAAAACCGTATGCCATACAAGGTGGTCAACAAGTGGCTGCGGACAGCTTAATGGACTGTCGATGAGTTGGCGGATCATGGACACAGTGCAAGCTGTAGCACGGCAGGAAACCACTATCATGGTGTTCCCTGGGATAAGACGTCGGAAGCCCCTAACACGCCTTATGGCTGGTACGATTCCAATAACAACCACGCTGGCATGGAAGGTATACATTCTGACTATGACAACGCCATCGCCAGGACGTCCACTGATGGGAACCACTCCCACACTATCACCATTTCTTCCACGGGCGGTAACGGCGCCCATGAGAATAGGCAGCCTTACCAGGTCGTCAACTTCTGGCGTCGTACTGCTTAATAGCTGCTGATGAAATGCCTAGCCACAGTCACTCTGCATCCAGCTCCACGACTGGAGCCCATTACCATGGATGCTTCGGCGATAACGATAAAAACCCGTATGGAATTTATGACAGTGCATCTAATCACGCCGGTTCGTCCGCAGCCGACTGGAACAACCCCACGGGCCGTACGAGTACGGACGGAGCTCACAGCCATACTGTGACCATCGGTGCTACCGGGGGCAACGGCAGCCATGAGAACCGTCAGCCTTATGTGGCTGTCAATATCTGGCGCAGGACGGCCTAAGCGGTCCTCTTCCAAATGTTCACGGCGACGTAGGGCATTCTGTTTTCGTGTAGCCCGTTTCCACCAGTGCTCCCGAGAGTCGCACTGGGCGTGATGCTTTTGCTGAAGGACAATTCATCACGATACCACGAACCGGCAGAAGACGGCTCTACGGCGTTTCCGCTATTTTGTTCCCTTCTGGCAACACTGGTGTTCGTGCCAGCCAGCACGTTGGCGGCATCTTTAGACTGAGAGCGAATGGAAAAGCTGAAAGAAATGTTGGTTGTACCAAATGCCAGACTATGGCTGTGGGCCGGTATTTCATCAGCAGTGAGTTGGTGCTTGACCTCGCCACCCGTAGCCCCGTTGGTGTAGGTGTATGTCACATTGTTTTCCACATAGGAGCCAGCCCCTACCAGCACCCGTCCGGCGGCATATCTCTCCCACGTGGTCCCTGCCCACAGCTGGTTCGGGTTCTGGTCGCCGGTCAGGATGATGATGTATCCAACCGGGTACAGGATATCAATCAGGTCCTTTACGCTCCGCTGCTTGACCTGCTTCCAGGTTCCATCAGCGTTCAGGTAGTAGCTAGTGTTCTGACTAGCCATAGGACGCGGCACAAATCCCCGCTGCCCGTTGGCGTTCGACGTGCAGCCCTTGAAGTCGCTGTGGGCGTTGACGTCTGTCAGGTGGGCCTGGAACTCTGCTTCCCCTACTGTCTGGGTATCGGATACATGGATGGATACGGTTTCAGCGTCACCCACGCTGGTGTAGATACCGACTTCCTGGGGCGTCATGGGGGTATCCTTGCTGGGCAGCCAGTCGGTTTTCCCTTCGTCAGCGTACCCATAGCAGAACAGGACAGTATCTCCGGTGTACCCGTCCCAGCTGTCGCCGGTATAGTAGGAGGATTCCACTTTCGCCCACAGCCCTACTTCAGAGATGTGGAACCCGGTGGCCAGCGTACTGTTCGAGAATTTCCCGAACACTGCGTACCGGCCTTCCGTAGTGTCAGTGTTCTTGATTTTCTTCAGGCTAGTGATGTCACTGGTCAGCTTCTCGTTGACCAGGGCCGCCATGGCACTGATGGTGCTGGTGTCCGTCGGTCTGCTGTCGCCGATGGCCATTTTCGTAAATACCAGAGGGCATTTATTCACCCTGGACAGGGCAATCAGGTCCAGTCCCTGTTTCGTCGTAGTACAGACATGAAATTCTGCCATTGTCTCACTCCTTTTTAATCGTTGTAGTGGCCGTACATGCTCAAATCCTGCTTGAGGGGCATGTACAGCACGGTATCGTCTTCCACCGGTAGCTCGTCCAGCTTGCTGTCGGCGGCTATCTTTTCGGCGGTGTGGACGGTGGACGAAAAACGGAAATTTTTGATGCAGCCGTTGAATCCATTTGTTCCACCAAAACCAAACAAGATTCCCGACAGCGTTTTCGGCCTCGGGTCTTTCTCTATGGCGTAGTCTTTTGATGTTTGGATTCCGTTTCTGTAAACGGACACGATTCCTTCTTTCCAAGTGACGGCCATTTTATATACGGAATTAAGTGTGAGGACTGTATAGCTTAAATCACCAACGCCTTCCCCTTTGCATACGGCTTCTCCTGCTCTGTTTATTTCCAAACGGAACGCATTAGCGTACGGGTTGCTTGGGTCGTAATCCGAATACGCAAAAAACGGCGTCCATTCCCAGTTTTTAAATTCTCGTACGAATTTAATCTCTAATTCCATCGTCCATTCCGGTTTGTTCACTACCCATTCTGCGATACTCAATTGTTCCAAAGCTTTTCCGCTTTCATTTTGAATAAGCAGTAGCATATCGTCCATAAACCGCGGTTCATTAGCTTGATATGTCCGCCCCCCCAGGACAGCTGTGGAAGCACGGGTGAAGGTGGCGGGGGAACCGAGTTTTTGCTTGACGCTTCCATCACCACTGACATAGAAAATCCCGTCCGTGGCTCCGATGGGAGCGGATGAACAGGGGGTTACTTCCTTTGTCGAAGCTGAAAACACAGAATTCATTTTCAGCCCCAGTTCTGTCACGTGGACAGCGTCGTCTTTTATCTCGAATACAGGCGTATCCACGGACCACAGAACAGCCGTCTGCAGCACTTCGTCGTTGGCCAGAAGGCCGCACTCCACGCCCCTGGACGCCATCCGAATTACCGTACCAATGTACTCGGAAGCATCCAGATGGGTCTTGAAGTGGTAGGTGTGGCCCAGGTGGGCCGGCAGGTAGGTATTCACAGCCTCGTCAATTTTCGTGAAATCGTGCGTTCCGCTATCAGGTAAATAAATATCTACCGTGTATTCGGATGGGTGCTCCACAATTTGGGTAGCAGCCACCGTGGTGAACAGGTTAATCATCCTGGTCAGGAAAGCGGGATTCACTGTGGGCGGCTTCCCCATTTTGGCCAGTACGGATGCCCGTCTTGTCTCCAGGTCCACACTGGTATCCACATTGATCCCCAGCATACGCTCCCAGGACGCCATGCCCCAGGTAGCCGTTTCCGCGTGGAACTGTTTGGCTACGTCAATTTGTGCTTGCCGTTGCCGTTCATGTTCTTTGCCCAGGGCATCCTGGATGGCTTTGAATTCCGGGCTCAGATATAGGAAAACCGGCAGATACCTTTTCAGGGCTACCGGTTCCGTTCTCAAGAATTGGAAATCTGGTGTTTTCACAGGAACACCACCTCTTTCACATGAGGAATCTGGTCATCCGTAATACTGATGTTCCCGTTACTGTCGTTGATCAGAAGCCCACTGTAATCATCCACACCGGTCTTGCTGTCCGTCAGGATCATGTTGCCAACCTTGGCGTAGGAAATCGTAATTCCGGTGAAGTTCCGGCTCACGAAATACTTGTTCAGCATGGTCTTGATGTAGTCTGCATCTCCGCTGCCGCTGGTTACAGTTAACTTAATGGTAAGGTCGAACAGGCTGGGCGATACCACCGTCACTTCTGGACCGATGGGCCGTACGCTTTCAATTTTAGCAATCACCTGATTCAGCAGGTTCCTGGAAGCCGGTTCCCCATTGGCGTCTGTTACTAGAACTTTTACCGTCCCTGGGCCTTTCCAGATAGGCAGCACTTTTACATGACCAACTCCGGGGATGCTGGAGGCCCATTCAATATAGTCATTTACATTCCCGCTGGTGGCCGGCTGGGTCACGTGGAAATGGAACCGGTCATACAGGTCCTCGTCGCTTTCGGCGTTGAACCCGTCGGCCATGGCTTCCGGATTGTTCACCGACGTAATGCCAGGGATGCTCATGGGAATTACTGTGATGGTGTTCGACGCTACGTTCCCCACCGTACCTGTCTCTGTACACTTGACAGGGATGGTGGCTTCGTTCTTCACCGCGGTAGTAGTAGTAGTAGTAGTAAAAGTTACCCCCGCTTCCGTCTGGAACAGCGTGCCCACAGGGATGGTTCCTGTTCCTTTCACAATGACATTCCCCACGGCTGCTGTAGCCTCTTTCCGTTCTACCCCGTGGTCAGCCGCAATCAGCGTCAGGTAGTCACCACTGGCTGTTTCGGCAAAAGCTGACTTGTACATTTCTTCTCGCTCCACTTCCTGTTTGTAGAATTCAATGGAGTTGGAAGACAGCACATCATTGGCGAAGGTCCCTTCATAGGTACTGACCCTGTCGCCGGTATCCTGCTGCAGCCGTTTCAGTATGGTCTCCTGGCTTTCTGCTTCATACACTTACACTCACCTCCCCGTAAATAGTCGTCAGGCTGATATCTACGGTCAGCTTCTCACGCTCTGCCGTAAACTCAATGCTGTCGATGCTCTTGATATAGGGATTCACCATCAGACATTCGATGATGATCCGTTTCATCTCGCTGTAGCGTTCCTGGACACTCATGACCTTACCGATGTAGGGCCGCACCTCCAGTCCGTACTGCCAGCTGTAGGCCAGGTACCGGAACCGCTCCGTCATAAGGGCTTTGTAGATCCAGATTTTCAAGGCGTCGTTCCCGGATACAATAATGTGCTGCCCGTTCCCGTCATATTTGAAATCGTGCTTTTCGAAATCGTAATCCAGCTCCAGAGGCACATTCAGGTTTTCCGTGTAATCGGTCTCTGCGCTGGTACCCGTGAAGGGATATTCATCACTCACACCTGCCACCCTCCTTATAACTTCACCAGGCTGTCGGCAATGATGTACAGCTGGTCATCCTGCCCGCCTACCGGGATCACGGTCACCAGCGTCCCCGGTTTCAGTGTGTCCGTCCAGGTTTCATCGTTGTCGATGGGATGGTTGTGGCTCTCGTACTTGGCTTCTCCGCTGCCGCCGGCCCGGTCACTAGTCTGCCCCACCATGTGGCGGGTGTAATTCGGCAGCAGGTACCGACTGATGTACAGATCATCGGTATCCAGCAAGATGTTATTTATCCGTACCGTCAATGCGGGCGGAGGCGTGACCACGATACCCACCTGGGTGCCCGTTGGCCGGGCCCCGATAGCCACCTGGTGCATCACGTCAACCACCTTGGCC